GCCGCCACGGCGGTCGGCACGATGGGCTTCTCGGGCGGTATGGACGCCAACGGTGAGCCCCTGGTCACGTTGTACGACGGGACGGGGACCATCGCCGCCAACGACGAGTTCAGCTTTGAGGTTGACGGTGTGCCGGTCACGGCGGCCTTCACCTCCACCCCTGCGGGCACGGCGACGCCTCTGGGTCCGGCAAGCGGAACGAGCAACGGCTCGATCCTCGACCAGATCATCGACGCCATCGCCGCAGTACCGGGCGCACCGTTCGGGGCCGCCCCCGCAGTGTTCGCCGACTTCCTCGTCCGGCAGGAAGGTGCGGGTATCCGCATCACCTCCCAGCGGTTCGATAGTGCCAGCCGCATCACCATCGGGTCTGGGAGCGCCAACAGCGCCCTCGGGTTCACGGCGGGCGCAGTCAGCCTGCGGGTGCAGCCGACGGCCCGTCTGGTGGCCAGTGCGTTGATGAACAACTACAACACGGGCTCCTTTGCCGATTGGATGGCCTTCACGGCTGGCGGTCTGGCGACTGAGTTCGGTTCCTCGGCCTTGGCCTCTGTGGAGATCGACGCCGCCGGTCAGGAGTACCTCTACATGCAGGACGCCCCGGTCATCGTGGGCAACCTGGGAGCCTCCTCGACGGTTCAGGTTCTGGACACCCTCCAGAGCATCGCCAACGCCCTGCGGTACGACACGGGGCTTGGGGCGGTATCGGGTGCCGGAGCGGTAGGCGAAGCAGCCCTCGACGGCTACTTCGTGATTTCCTCGAACCCCAACGGTTCGGGTTCCGCCAACGACTCGATTCTGAACAATGGGGTCGGACAGGACGGCATCGTAGGTCAGACCTACCGGGACAAGGTGACGGGCCTCACCTTCACCATCCTCCCGAGGGGCTGGAGCACCAACCAGAACGGACCCTGGATCAGCTACCCGACGGCGGCTGCCACGTTCCGCATCGAGTGCTCGAAGACCTTCACCTGTGACGCCAACATCCCGCACAACGCCCTGCCTGGGACGGAGTTGCGGGTGGACAATACGGTCGGCGTGACGGCGGGCGACACCTGCCTGACCAAGACCTACGAGCGTGGCGGCCAAGAGCCCGCCATCGGCGACCTGTACTACGTGACCTACAACTACACGAAGCCCAGCTTCGACACGGCCTTCTACACGAAGATCAGCAGCATTGAGGCGGCCTACGGTGCGGCCACGCCGGACAACCCGGTCAGCCTCGCCGCCTACCTGGCCATCCTCAACGGGGCGGTCCTCGTAGGGGTCAAGCAGGTACAGAAGGAAGAGGGCACGGAGCAGGCCAGCCTCGCCAGCTACGTGGCCGCCATCGAGGAACTGGAGGGCGTCCTGCCAGGTCAGGCCCTGCCGGACATCATCACCCCGCTCAGGGGTGACAGCACCTCGCTGTACCAGATCCTCAAGCGTTCCAACGAGATCATGTCCAGCGTGCGCTACCGCAGCGAGCGGACGAGCATCTTGGGCGTGAGCGCCGGGACTACCCCGGAGCAGGTCGGGGACATGGCGAGGACGCTGGCCTCGACCCGTATGCGGATCGTGTACCCGGACATCGTTGTCCTGACCCTTCAGGATCAGTTCAACAACACCAAGGAGTATCTGATCGACGGGACCTACGTGGCAGCCGCCCTGGCCGGTTCGGTTGTGAGCCCCAACGTGGACGTAGCGACCCCGTGGACGGGACGCCGCCTCGTAGGCTTCACGCAGACCGGGCGCAAGCTGGACGCCGTGCAGCAGAACATCGTGGCAACCAAGGGTGTCACGGTCATGGAAGACCGGCCTCCGTACCTCCGGGTACGCCACGGGCTGACGACCAACATGGCCAACATCCTGACCAAGATCCCGACGGTCATTCAGATCGCCGACGAGGTGCAGCGCCAGTCCAGGCAGACCCTGGAGGGCTTCATCGGGATCAAGTTCCTGCCGGGGATCCTGTCCCAGATCGAGGGACGGCTGGCGATGATGATGAAGGCCCTCGTGGCCGCCCAGATCATCAGCGCCTACCAGAACATCAAGGCCAACGTAGCCTCGGACGACCCGACGGTTGCTGAGGTGCAGGCGTACTACGCCCCGGTGTTCCCGCTCCTCTACATCCTCCTGACGTTCCACCTCCGCAGCAGCCTGTAGGACTACGGGCGGCCCCGTCTACGAACGGGACGGGGCCACCTTTTTATAGGAGACCGACATGAACGAGAAAGACCTGATCGCCTCTTGGGGCCCTACCATCAAGACCGCCTCTTCGGCTCCGGTGACCCGCATCCGTAAGGTCATCTTCGAGGAGTTGAAGAAGATCAAGAAGACCGTCCAGACGGGCCTCCCGAAGGGTTCCGTTGTGGAGGACCCGGACTTCGAGGACGGCATCCTCACCGTTGAGGTCGAGGTGAAGGGTGGGGACGGGATCGATCAGAACGCTGTGAAGCGGTTGGTCGGAAACCTCGTCGGAGGTAACCCTTCCAAGGTGACCCCGTTCAAGGATCTTGCCTCCAAGGGGAACATCCGCATCCAGTGCGAGTGGAAGTAGGACATAGGAGCCTGACATGGACCAGAAAGACCTGATCGCCTCGTGGGGTCCGATGACGAGGATGGCGGGCAAGAAGAGCCCCCTTGTCAGGTTGAATGCGGCCAAAAGAGAGGCTGCGAAGCTCGTGGGTGATGCACACAACGCCATCCGCACGGATGCCCTGCGGGTTCTCCCCCACGGTTCGACTTGCAGCATCTCCGCCACACGGTACGGGGTGATGTTGCAGATCAGTGTCCCCGAGGCGGAGGGTGAGAACGCTCTGAAGGCTATCCGCAAGCTGTTCGGGACTGCTCCTGTGGACGGTATTCAGCCCATGCCCAAGCCTGGGCGCGCCTCGTACAACCTCAACTACACCCGCTAGAAGCAGGACAGCCCCGGTCCCACCGCCTGCAAAGCCGGGAACCAGGGCCGTTGCCCCACTGTGTTGCGTGAGCCATCCCGTTAGAACCCCCCACCCGTAGCCACGCCAGTCAACGAGATAACCCGGCGTAGCTCCCGACCGTGTCCGGTCACCCGTGGTGGGTGGCCTGACGGGGCGTCGTCCCCCAGATCAGCGGTGCAGCCCTGTGCTACCAGGACTTCTGGTCGGCGAGCACGCCCTTGCGGACGTCGTCCAACTCGCCCTTGAGGCCCTGAAGCGTCTTGCGGAGGCGGGTGCCCGCCGCCTTCTGCTCCTTGTCGTGGCGCTCTGCGTCGCCCTTGGCCTCTTCCAGCTTGCCGATGATCTTGTCGATGGCTTCGGTCGCTTTCATGGAACCCTCCAGTTGTGATGCCCGTTATGGGCCGTCGTTCTACTTCTCTACCCATCAACTCCAGAAAAGAACCCCATACGGGCCGAGAATCGACATGGCCTGCCCCGATATTCCGCCTCTTGAACATCCTAGATAGGGTTGGGTGGCTTTGTTTGCCCCCTACCCGCTCCTCCCTCGGGGCTCGTTGGATAGCCTATAACGACCCTGTAGTGAGAAGAGTCGCCGCACCCGGCACTGACAGGAGGTCCCTCATGGCGAACCAGACCATCTCTGGTGGGAACAAAGACAACAACCCGCAGTCGGGCGTAGGTGGCACGTCCTACATGTACGACTTCGGCACGTCACCGAACACCAGGACGGCGGTCTCTCAGAAAGTACGCATCCTGACTCCCCACTACGGGAACACACAGGCGATGCACCAGATGGGGGTTATCTCGACGTTCAACCCGACTGAGTCCCGGACCATCGAGCCGGTACGAGGCATCGGGTTCGGGGATCAGGTTGCTGAACTGGTGCCGTCCGTCACGGAGCCCATGACGGGTTCCTTCGAGCGTGCGCTCCTGTACCTGTGCAACCTCTGGCAGGCTACGGGTTACGCCGCAGGCGTGGACGGCCCGGTGCGCTCTCTGAAGCACCACCGCTGGCCCTTCGACATCGAGCAGCAGCTTGTGTTCAGCACCCTGGCCGACGCAGACCTGGGTGAAGCCAACACGGGCATGGGTGGCGATCCGGGTACGTTCCAGGGCGGCGTGAAGGCCCTGAGCTTCCCCGAGGTCACGAAGGATTCGGCTCGTGCGGACTACGCCGGGGGCAACCCGGGCGACCGTGGCCACAGCGCCATCATCACGATCCACGAGGCTTGCTGGTTCAACTCATGGTCGACCAGCTTCGCCAAGGACGCCGGAATGATCATGGAGACGGGCGACGTCACCATCTCCGACGTCCACGACTTCGCAAGCGTCTACGGGGAGTTCCTGGCGACAGGTAACGACCCGACCCTCGGCCAGTTGGGCTCAATCCGATTCGCTGAGAACGGCTTCACCATCGCCCAGGCGGGGCGTGGGGCCGGTGGCGGCGGCTCGCAGAGCCTCTTCGCCTCCGAGGCCGTTGACGTTTCCGTCTAGCCGGACAGGCTAGGCTGGTAAGATGATACTGCCAAGGGCGTGACGAAACGGAGCAGCCCAGTGGGCAGACAGACAGACGGGACGGACTGACAGAACCTTTTGCGCTGAACCCCACCCCTGCTGATGCGGGGGTTGGTTAGACCTATGCGGATGTGAACTGCCAGACCTATCCCCTTTGTGCTGTTCAAGGCCCCTGCGAGTTGCTTCCTGACAAAGAGGGAAGCACATGGATCTGACACTTGAAGCCTTGGAACAGGCACTCTCCCCCATCACTGAGATCGGTACTGAAGAACTGACGTTCACCGTCAGCGGTACTGAGGTTTCCCTGCGGGTTATGTCGCCGGAGGAAGAGGGGGAGGTCCAACGGTATTCGGCTGGGCCTATGCCGGAGAATCCTTCCGCCGATGAGGTCATGTCCTACCTGGAGCGGTTCAAGGTTGCTGTCCTCTCACACGCTATCGTTCAGATCGGCACCATGAACCTCCGGGACGTCAAGTTCGTGGAGACCCCCGAGAAGCTGGACAACGACAAGCCGGTCAAGGTCGCCAAGCACCTGGCCATGCGAGGGATTCTGGACAAGTGGCCTGGTGGGATGCGGACTACCGTGTTCCTCCGCTACTACGATCTGCTGGAACAGTTCGAGCGCAGGGTCGATGCAGCCATCGACTATGAGCCCCCGGACCTTGATGCCGAGATCGAGCGGGTTGAGGCCCACCTCAAGAAGCTCAAGGAGGCCAAGGAGCGCAAGTCCAAGGATGCCCAGGAGGGGTTCGCAAACCAGGTCAAGATGGTCGCAGAGGAAGCACGGG